AAGCCCTTCGATGCAAACTTCCCGTCCGCAGCGTGTTCATCATCGCCGCGAGTTTCATAAATGATGTATAACTCGCGACCATCAACGTTTGCGTAGCGATAACTGCGGCCTTCTGCTGCATTAGTCGCAGTTACGAAGATGAAATCTTCGTCGTATGCTTCAGCCATCGCGCGCTGCACATCTTCGATTTTCGCGAAGCGTTTGACTACCTTCTTATCAGCAGGTGCCTTGTTATCTGCGCCCGCTGCCAGTTCATTACCCGCGTCCGCACTACTACTCGCACCAGGAGTATTCTGCGAAGGCAGTGCGCCCAACTTCGTCATCGTCTGCGTGTGCTTGTTACTTTCCTTCGCAGCTTCCATCGCATGACCATGCGCTTGCTCCGCAGTCTTCATCTGAAGATTTGTCGTGACCTTCGCGGTGTCTTGCTGCATCTGCGCTGCGTGCTCAGCAACCGCCGTCGCCTTCTGTATGTCAAGCTGATTCTGGTCAGACGCGCCCAACTTCTGTGGGTCGCCAGCGTCCTGCATGTTGATCGGTTGCCAGAAAGTTTCGCCAACCTTCGGGTCTTCGACAGGGTTCATGTCTTCGAGTTCAAGAATCATGTTCGTGTTCAAGAAGCCCCATTGTTTACCCTGCGCGTAGAACGTAGAGCGCGCAGCGGCGTCGGGATACATCAACTTCCGCACATCGAACTTCGCGAAATACTTTCCAGCAGAGCGCCCCATATCGGAGAAAAGTTTCCGACCGAACTCTTGCTCGAAACGATTCAGCCAGGGATGCAAGCAGTACAACACGAACTCGATGCTCGATTGCTCAACGTTCGACTTGCCGCCCTTCTCCTGGGCGCACACCATGTGTGCGGGTACGCCGAAGATCGCGCAGATTTCTTCGCGCTCGTACTTGCGCGTCTCAAGCATCTGCCCTTCTTCGGGCGTCGCTGCAATCTTCTCGTACTTCACGCCCTGTTCAAGCACTGCTACCTTGAACTGGTTCTCGCCGCCGTGCGCTTCAGCCCATGAGCGCCGCAACGTGTCGATTGCTTTCTCTTCCAACTTGTTCGGCAGTGTCAAGATTCCAGCAGGACGCGCGCCGTTACCGAAGAACTTCGCCCCATACTTCTCAGTCGCCAGCGCCAGGCCGAACGCCTGCCGAGCGAGCCACACAGTCGATTGTCCAAGACGACCATCGAGCGAAAGCCCTGGGATGTGTATCATGTTCTCTGCGAGCACGAGACGCCGCAGGCCGACGTTCATCTGGTCTGGGTTCTGGTCAACGACGTAGCTCGAAGAGTCCATCAGTTGATCGCTGGTCTCGTAAAGCAGCGTGCCGGGTTCCAGAACGTCGCCGCCGAGGAGCAGCGGTTTCAAAATTCGTATCGGGCGCGTGCGCGCTGGATTGCGCGGCCAGATGCCAATGATTTGCCCGCTGTTGTTTTTCTGAATTTCCGCGTAAGCATTTCCCCAAAGCAGGTCGTGCACCATCAGCGTCTTCAGGAAAACGGCGCTCGTCATTTCAGGGTTGGGTTCCTGGTTGATGAGTTTGTAGAGCGGAGAATCAACAGCGATGTTTTTGCTGTTGCGACCAGCAATCTTCGCGCGCTGGTACACGTGCAGAGGCAGGGACGACACGCCGTCTGATATGATGTTCACAGCCGCGAATACCGTTCCCACTTGGAGAGCGGTCATCTCCGACACACGAATCCCGCTGTCGGTACGGCCTCCGTTGCCATCTTGTTACTCGCCTTGCGGCGGGGTAAGTCATTTCTGCTTACCTCTCATACTTTCTTTTCGCATGAGAGCGGACTATTGCATACGCCTTTCGGCGTCCCTCTCGCTTAGTCTCTCAGGCTGCCTTTCGGCTTGCCCCTCGTTGGCGTTTCAGCGTTCGAGTCAATCAGAGAAGGTTTATTTACGACATCTCCATTGGTCTTAAAGATGTCGAGTCCTTGGACCCCTATTGGGGCAGCCACTCTGCTGGGACCATTTTTCTAGTGGCCACATTACGTTGACCCTCCCAGGTTATGAGGACAACGGCGTTTGCGGGTTCTCAAGCGATGTACGCTGCTCAATATTTTTCATTGCAGCAGTTAACATACGATTTATCCAACCCATAAAGACTCCTTTCTTGCCTGTAGGGGCAACTTACTGTATCGGTTGTGACTACGCCCCATAGCTAAAGCTAGGGGCTTCAAGAGCCATGCCTGCTATTGCAGGCATTGAGGTTCTCAGGCGCAGTCCGCGCCGTAGTATTTCCAATGCCGATGCGTGGTCGCGTGTCGTGTTTAGACCGCAGACTGTGCAATGATGCTTCCTGTCCCACAACTTCTTGGGCACAGGCGCACCGCACGGGCATTGTTGTAACCTTCCTCTGTAACCAAAAAGTGTGACAGGGCTTTAGAGGAAGATGATGCCCCTGTCGGAGTACACAGAGCCGCCCTGGGCCAGCGTCGGCTGCGCGCAGATAACGCTGAGCGCCATAATCATCGCGACGATGCCGTCAATTTTCTCCTTCGACTTCTCCTTATCGGGCCTAATGTTTCCGTTCGAATCTGTCGTCGCGGCCACGTTGCCTGCCATCCACGAAAGAATAGGGTCGCCATAGTGTTCCAGTTTCTTCTGAAGTACCATGCCCATCAGTTCCTTCATTGGCTCGTTCATCGCCGAGTAGACCATACGAACAGGCTCAGCCTTGAAGCCGTCATCGTTCAACTTCTTAGCAATCCACTGCGCGTTCCACGAGTCGAACGCGACTGTATCGAACGAGAACGTATCACGCAGCGTCTTGATTTTTTTGTAGATGAACTCGTGATCTATGACATCGCCAGGGCACGTATCCAAGTATCCTTCACGTTCCCATACGTCATAGCGCACGCGGTCTTTTTTCACACGCTCTGCGATGCGTTCTTTTGGAACCCAGTGCCACACGAGCACAGACCACAGCGGGTCGGCGGGCGTGATGATCTTCTCGTCATAGACAAGTGGCGCGCGGAAGTGCATCTCTGTTCTCGTCTGCGGACGAGCAACGCGCTCGACAACTTCCTTGCACGGCGGGAACACGAGCGCGAAAGACGATATGTCAATCTTCGCCGACAAGTCAAGACCTGCGATGCAGATGCGACCTTTGAGCCGCTCGAGCGCAGCATCACGCAAAGTCTTCGGGCTGGGTATCGGGCCTGCATGATTGCAGAGCGCCCACTTGTCGGGCGGCATCCAGCGAATCTCCTGGCTCGTCCAAACGTTCAGGCGCTTGCAGAGAAAACTGTTCAAGGCGGTCGGGTCAATCATTGCCTTCGCACAGGCTTCGCGCATGTTGTCTAGCTTCACGCTCACGCCCAGGTTCGGGTTAGCTTTGGCCCAGCACTTCTCGTCTTTCCAGTCATCGCCGCCTTTGCCCTCTTTATCGGCTTCATCAATACACGCGATGTACGCGAACATCGCGTCACCATCTGCTGCCGACACGTTATTCGTCAGAATGTTCTCAGCGATTTTTCGCTGAGTGAAGCAGATGCCTTCCACGTTGTAGCCAGCAGTCGTAATCGCAATCGACAAGGGCTGCTCACGTGCACCCGTCGATTCGAAGTACGCATCATAGAGCAAACGAGTCGGATGCTGGTGCAATTCATCGGCGATGAGGCAGTGCGTGTTCGTTCCGTCTGCTGTGCCATATTCTGCTGATCGTGGCTCGAACTTCGAAGCAGTCGCGACCGAACTCAAGTTGTTTCGATAAGAAGCGATGCGCGTACGGAGCGCTGGCGACTTCGTTCTCATGCGTACGGCTTCGTCGAAGACAATCTTCGACTGATCGCGTGACACGGCGATGGAATAAACCTCTGCGCCTGGCTCACCATCGGCGTCCATCATGTACAGGCCGATTCCCGACAGGAAAGTTGTGTTGTGCGTCGGCACACAAGCAGCACCAACAAGAAATAAATGCGACGGACCAGATACCTGTATACAACGAACAGGCACAGACTCTACAGGCGCGACTGAGACAATAGAAATTTTTCGGGTACGCGCACTTCGTAACGCCCGCTGACGTAGCGCTTTTCTATCAAGAGAAAAGACACGTTCGCCAGTACGCGGCCAAAACTGTATTCTGTACTTGAGGCCGCAATCGCGTCCCTCAATCGTAGCGTGGTCAGTATCAATTCGGCCCGCATATCCC